TTTGTCCTGCCTTTTAAGCAGGGTGTCCGGGGTTCGAATCCCCGACGAGGCACCAAAGAAAAAGTACCGATATTGCTCGGAATCGTGGCAATATCGGTACTTTTCTTATTTTTGCCGCACAAACCGCAAGACAAATTCTTACAAGCAATGACAATCAAAAACAAAAAAATGATTGCAGATTTGAGTGCAAAATTCTTCGTTAGTCCTTGCCCTTGACGATGCCGCAGTAATAAGCCGACATCTTGGGCTTGGGGCCGGGGCCGTCCTCGTCGAGGAGGAAGGCGCGGGCGAGCTCCGCGAAGAACTCCGGCGTGGCGACGCCGAAATGGGAAGCGACGCCGTAGTAGTCGGAGTACATCATGTTCACGGCGATCCACCAGCACCAGGGCGAGACCTCGTCGCGGCTCACGCCGAGGCTCTCGGCGAGCGAGGAGGTTTGCTCCATGCTCCAGTGCGCGCCGGTGCTGCCGTCCGTGTTGCGCATGTGCTGCGCCCACTTCTCGGCGTCCGCCTGGGTAAAGTCGCCGCAGCCGCACAGGCTCGGCTCCACCTCGTCGAGCAGCATCCAGCCCTCGAGCATGGCGCGGATCGCGCCGGAGGAGCGCTCGCTGGCGGGCATAGCCATGTACTCAACGAGCGCGCCCTTGATCTTGTCTTTATAGGCTTTAACGTGATCTCTGGTCAGCATCTCCATGCTGCACCTCACAGCTTCTCGACCGTGACCGCGAGGTTGTTGACGACCGACTCCACGCCGCCGAGGATCAGCGACAGGAGCGAGCTCTCGCAGCTGCAGGCGTTGCGCACGATGGCCGTGATGTCAAGGTTGGCGATGCCGGCCGCCGCGACGGTCTGAGACGCGGTCGCGCCGATGATGGCCACGCCGTCCTTCTGCGCGGTCAGGCTGACTGTGCCGGCCGCCGTGGGAGCGAGCGTCGCGGAGATGTTGACGAGGTAGTAGCCCTGCCCGCAGAGCGTGATAGCGTTGCCATCCTGACGGATGTTGCAGCCGTAGCGGCGCGTGGTGGTCCCAAACGGCACGATGCCGCCGACCGCGACGGTCGGTGCGCTGACGTTGGTGGTATAGATCGCAGACTTACTCATATTGATTCGGTCCTTTCATAAAATTTTGAAAGGCGGAGCAGCTGTTGCCGCCCCGCCTTGCCTCGCCAAATAGGGCGTTACCATATTCCCCTTGCGGAGAAAATAGTTTAGATGTTGCCGTTGTTGTAGGCGCCGCAGCCGGCGACCGCGAACTGCGGCACGATGCCGTAGCCGTAGGGCGTGGTGCGGGGGATGCCGCACAGCGCTGCCTGCAGCTGGAGCTGGTTGATCTGGTTCTGCATGTCCGCCATGCGGTTGCCCGCGATGGCGTCGAGGATCTTCTGCGTCTGCGCGGTGGTGTTGGCGTTGATGCTTGCGGTGTTGAGCGCGCCATTATAGTTGACGCTGTCGATGCCGCGGAGGATGTTGCAGCAGCACTCCTGCTGATGCGCAAAGCCCTCGGCCGTGGCAGCCTGCAGATCGCGCAGCTCGCCGAGGATGTTGTAATTGCCGTCCTTGACCGCGGCCTGGTTGTCATAGGCAGCCTGACGCACGGCAGCGACGGTCTCGTTGTTCTGGCGCTCGAGCGCCGCGAAGTCGGTGGCGCGCTGAACGTCGCCGACCGTGGCGTTGCGGTCGCCGGTACCGCGGTTGCCCCAGTTGCCAAAGCCGCCGCCCATCAGGGCGAGGATGGCAAAGAGCCACAGGCCCTCATTGCCGAAGCCTCCGAAGCCGCCGCCCTGAACAGCGGCGATGTCGGCAGGGGAAAGACCTTCCGTCATTGTTGTTTACCTCCGAAAAATATATTTCCGAACGGTGTGCACCCCGTCTGGATCACTGGAACTGCGCGAGGATCGTCTGCGGGTCGACGCCCTGCTGCTGGCAGAGCGCGTAGAACGCGCCGCGCATATCGGTGCCGCCCTGCTGCGCCTGCCGGAGCTGCGCGAGTATTGGATTGGACTGTGCCATCTGCTCCAGTGCGGCGATGGGATTGCGCGCGGCCTGATAGGCTTTGTAGAGACCAACGGCCCCGCTGACGTCAGGACTGCTCGGCGCTGCTGCTGTCGGTGCGGCGCTTGCCTGCGGGTTTAGCAGGCTCAGCATCGGGTTGGTGGGCATTTAACATCTCCTCCAATCTGGTCAGTCTCGCGCTGAGGTCGTCCACATTCACCGCGGGGGGCTCGGCGTGCTGGGCAATGTCAAAGGGCGTGACGGTGAGGTAGCCGGCTCCGTCGGTCCGGCAGAGCCAGACGAGGGGCGCGGTGTCGTCGAGGGCGAGCACGGAGCTGTTGGGAGCCATTTGCAGGGCCTCTGCGCCGCGTCTGCCGGTCACATGGATAATTTCATACCTCGGGGCCGCAGAAGCGCGCAGGGTGGGCGCTGTGGGCGCGGGATAGGGGTAATAGGGCTGGTATGGATTGCCTGCGGGATAATTCATGCGCTGCACCTCCTTTTGTTCTGCCTCTATCGTACCGCGGTTTTCGGCTTGCAAACTGCCCGCAAACTGCCCGCGTTCTGCCCTGCCCATAAAAAACGAGAGCGCCGACGATTAGTCGGTGCTCTCGTTTTGTCCGTCTGCAATTTTACGGTAGGCGCGGCGGCGCAGCTTGGCGAGGCCGTCCACGCTGAGGTGGAGCAGCTCCGCCGCCTGCACGCAGGACCGCCCGCGCACGTCGCACTCGATGAGGCTCGCGGCCTCGTCGGGCGGCAGATCGAAGGAGCGGATATAGGCAATGGCCCTGCGCGGAGCCATTGCGGAAAGCTGAGCGCGGATCTCTCTGTGCTGTGTGTCCATAGAGGCACCACGGCTTGCAGGCGCCCACGCGAGGGGAAGTGTTGCAGACTTCCCGCCGGTTTCCCTTTCCGTGCCCGATTCGGGCACAAATCATTTTAGGGCCTTGAGGATGTACGCGGCGAGGTACTCTCCCCACGCCTTCTGCGTCGCGGGGCCGAATGAACCGTCCACGTCCAGCGCATAGCCGCAGGCATTGAGAAGCTCTTGCAGCTTCCCGACCGCCGCGCCCTTGTCGCCGCGCGTGAGCACGGTCTTGTCCACGGGGTATTTCGGTATGCCGAAGCCCCGGATATACCGCCCGTTGACGGGGAGGATGCGGTACGCGCACTTGTGCTCCTTGCCCTTGTTGCCCTCGAACACCGTGATTTTCTGATCGTCACAGGCGGTCACGATGCCCGTGTGGTTGGGCGCGCCCGTGCAGTCCGTGAGGGCGTAGTCCTTGCGGTCGTTCCAGCAGTAGAAAACCTGCTCGCCGATTTTGGGGACATGCGCGTCGTCCTCAATCCATTGGCCGCGCGCTTGATACCATTTCATCTGCTCGCCGCAGGAGCACTCGACCGGGATCTTATCCGTCAGGTCGCAGAGGATCGCCGCCGCGGACACCATCGCCGCGCAGTAGTCGTCCGAATAGGTGAGCCTGTAGCCGCGCGGATGGGGCAGGAAGCTGTTGTAGGCGTCCACGATGCGCTTGTGCACCGCGTCTCCGCGCACCGCGCCCTCCCACGCGGTCAGGGTCTCAAGAAACCTCTTCATTTTTCTTCTTCTCGGTCTGCGTGCCGAAGTAGAAGGCGATGACGGTCGTGAAGATCGTCAGAAACTCCGTCCCGCTGATGCTGCCGCGCAGGGCGAGCACCGAGAAAACCGCCGTGAGCACGATGGTCACGATGCTCTTGACCGTGAGAAGGTTTGCAAGTCGATTTTGCATTTTTGCCTCCTTTACAGAAACCGCACGGCGTAATATTGCCGCTGGTTTGTGTTGATTTTGTTACACGCGCCGTGGATGGCGGCGACGTGCCCGCCGTCGAGCATGACGGCGTATTCCAGCTTGAGCTTGTCCCGACAAAAGGCGTTGACCTGCTGCGCGGTCATGCTGCGGCAGTAGACGCCGTAGAGCAGCCCGCCCTTGTAGCCGAGGACGGTGTGGTTAGTCTTGCGCAGCACGTCGCTGTACGCCCCTGTGAAGCCCTCCGCGGCAGGGTTATAGAGGTCGAGCAGACCAAGCCCGCCGACCGCCCACACGACGTCACCCAGCGCCGCTGCCGAGGAGACGCTGGCGATGCGCACCGCGCCATCTAAGGTCTTGTAGAGCACGCTCTCGGGGCGAGGATAGTGACAGCTCATGCCGCGCACGACCTTGCCGCCGCGCACGAGGATGGAGCAGGGCTGCCCCTGCCAAGAAAAGCTCCCCGAGATGGCGTTGCGCGGCAGCGGCCCGCTCATGTTGACAGGCTCAATGTCCCGCGCGATGATGCAGGGCTGACCGTACAGCTCGACGTTGAGCGGAAAGCAGTCCGCGCCGAGCTTGGCGGCGATGTCGCTCATGGTCTGGTTGCCGATCCAGCCGTTGTCCAGCGCACCGACGGAGCGTTGGATGGCGCGGATCATGCGCACCTCCTCCGAGGTCGAGCCTTTGATGTCTCTCATGAGATCACCTCCCATTCGTCGATCTCCGACTTGATGCGGTCGATAAAGCTGTTGCCGCCGAGGGCCTTGTACCCGCGGTAGAGATAGAGAAAATCCTCCAGCTCGTACTGCCGGATGGTGCGGTCCTCTCTGTGGCGGTAGTAGGTGTGCAGCATGTCGTGCCGGAGCTGGCATTTGAGCGCGTCGGTCAGCTTGTCCAGCCCGAGCATTTTATTGCGCAGCGGCTTGACGAGCATGGCGACCGCCGCGAGGATCACCGTCAGCTCCGAGCACAGCGCCGCTAATTTCGATAAACTTTCCATAGGCGTTGTCTCTCTTTCCGGCGGCGCGAAAAAAGCCGCCTTGTCTTGCTTGACAAAGCGGCTTTAGGTGTGCTATATTTAGGCCAGTAAGAACGGCTGCCATTGCTGGTGGCGGTCGTCCCTCAGTGAGTTTATAGCTCGAAGGAAACGCCGCTTACCGCTATGGTGGGCGGTTATTTCTTATGTCTTGTGACCGTGAAGATCAGAGACGCAAGACCGATGAGCACAAGCGAATATGTAAACATATCAGCGTATGTAACCATCGCGCACCTCCTTTGCAGGAAGTGGACAACCTTGCCGTTCTTACCGGCAGGCGAATTATAGCACAGTCTGCCGCGCTTTGTCAATTTGCCGCCCTCCGGGGCGGTTTTTTTACTTGTTCAGCTCCGCGAGCTTTTCCGCGATGTCCTCGGGGATGGCGCAGGCCGTCATCTTGACGCAGTAGCCGTCTGCGTCATAGGTGAGCTTGTAGTACGGGGCGACATAGATCTCCGTGCCGGCGCGGGAAAGGTCGCGGCGCATGACGGGCTGCACGATGCTGTTCTTGACACCCGCGCTCTCGCTCAGGCCCGCAGGGGTGTCGATGACCTCGATGGGTCTGCCGTCGGATGCGATACGAGTAGTAGTCATAGTTTTGTTCTCCTTTTCTTCGTTCAAAATTTATTTATCATCAGCGTAGCTTTCGCCGGTGATCTCTTCATAGTCGTGCTCGCCCTTGCCATCGGATGCGATACGAGTAGTAACCATATGAGGTTAGATTCTTACTAAGGGTTGAGCACGCCCATCAGCGTCAGCCCCCCGGTAATAAGGGCGCAGACGATCGTCTCCGTCGTAACACACTCCTTAAAAGTTGCAGTTTTTAGGGTAGAATCCGACTTGATTTCGTGCAGTTAAAATTAAATCAGTTTAAGAATTCCCAAGATAAATTATTGTGATAACTTGCGCTCCTTTTGTGTGGATTTTGCCTACTTCACAAGTTATCGTGACCGCGGAATTTTCTACTATAGGCACGACTACGTTGTCATTTGGCAAAACCATCCACATCCCCAGTTGGCCCGCATAAGTTGACACGACAAGATATGTCCTCCAGACGCTTGGTACTTCAAATGTTTTTTCCATAGCAGTCCCAGTGGGAACAGCAAAGTATGGGAACTTATCTGCTGGCGCAGCAAAAATATTTTCCCTCGCCTGCTGTTGCTGCACGTTACTAAGATTTTGCGGTGTATAAAGAACCGCGCCCTGCACGGTGTCCGCCCCGATGTTCGTCCGGGCCTGCGCTTTCTGCTCGTCGGTGAGGGTCTGCGCCGCGTCGTAGCGGACGGTGCCCGTGCCCGCGCCGCCGAGCAGCGCGTCGATCTCCTCGCCGGAGTATTTTGAAACATAGTAATCGTCTGGCATAGAAAGCCCTCCTTAAACGATGATCCTGCGCCCGAGGCGGTCGAGCAGCGGCTTTTGGGTGTTGTCGCGCAGCCAGCCCGCGCTGAGCGGCTTGAGCTTGCGGTAGTAGATGATGATGCAGCCGTCGCCTGCATCGCCGCCGTCAGATCCGCGACCGCCCGAGGCGGGTTCGGTGTCCCTCGCGGTCAGAGACGCCTGCGATACTGATATATTTTCAGACGATGTCTGGTGTGCGTCCGCCACGCCGTTGGAGCCTGCGCCGCCGCCGCCGTGGCCGCTTGTGCCGCCGAAGCCGTAACGGCTCTCCTTGGCGGGCGGCGTTGCGTCTGCGCCCGCGCCGCCGCGCGCCGCCGTGACCGTCGCGAATGCGCTTGAGGAGCCGATATAAGCATCGCCGCTGCCGTTTGCAAGGCCGTCGTTTCCGTTGGAACCTGCCGCCGCTCCGCCGCCGTAGCCGCCGCGCCAGCTGTAGCCGACATAACCGTAGGGCGCGATTTTGTAGTCGCCCCGCCCGTCTTCTCCCTCGACCTCCTCTTTGTCTTTGCCCGCGGAGTAGGTCACACCGTCGACGGTGATCGAGGGACTTGGCTGGTAGGTATACTTTCCGCCGTCCCATGTGTAGCCGTTGCCCGGGCTGCCCGCGATGCCGCTTTTGCCTTTGGCGGCAAAGACCTCGCCCGTGGTCGCGTCGGTGTAGCCCGCCTCGCTCGACGAGCCTGTGTCGCTCGTTGCGCCGCCCATTGTGGTCGCGGTGCCGGGCGCGCCCGCGTCGTTGCCCTGCGTAAAGACGCCGCCGTAGCCGCCCCTTCCGCAGGCATAGGAGACCTTTGTGCCCGGTACGGCGTCGGTGACGGTCTCGACCAGCACCTTGCCGCCTTCGCCCGGCACGCCGGGCATGCCGCCCTTGCCGCCCTCCAGCGAGACGCCGTTGTCAAGGCCGACGCAGCGTCTGAGAGAGTCATATTCCTCGGTCCATGTCTTCGATGCGCGCACGGCGGGGCTTTCACCCTGATGGCCGCTGCTGCCGCCGTGACCGCCGCCGATAAGGACGCGGGTGTAGCTCGTGACGCCCTCCGGGACCGTCCACTCGCCGGAGCCGGTAAGCAGCACGCGCTCGTCGTAGTATTCCATGGTTTCGGGCTGCGGGGGCAGAAAGCCGACGAGCGCCGAGGTGCGGGACTTGAGCAGCCCGGAGATCTTCGTCTCGCGCGAGGCGATGCAGGCGAGCGTCTGCTGTTTGTCCCACTCGTTCCAGAGCGAGACGACGTGCCCGGCGTGCTCGCCCGCGGGGTTGACGTCCACGGTGAGCTGCTCGCGGCAGGCGTAATAGGCTGCCATGCGCTGCGCGACCGCTGAGGCGTTGACGAGCGAGACGAGCGTCGCGTCGGTGATCTCCTCGACGTTCTCCGCCGCGCCCTCGGTCACGGTGCGCGTGACGACGCGCCGGTTGTGGACGTAGCTTTTGCCGGTGAGCTTGCCGGTGCCCGCAGAGAGGACGGCGTAGTTCGCGCCGCTCTCAAGGACGGTGAAGCCCTCGGCCGTGAGCGTGTGCGCCGGCTCGTCAAACTCGATCACGTCGCCCTGCTGGGCCGTGCCCTCGAAGAGCGTGACGTCCTCCGTGCCGGCAATGTACTGGTGTTCGGTGACGGCGACCGCGCTGACGGGGTCGAGGTACTTGACCTGGATGTTTGCGGCATGGACGCTCCCGGGGCCGATGATGCTCGCCGTGCCGTCCCAGAGTTTCTGCACGCGCAGCGTGCCGTTCTCGTCCGTGTGCAGCCACGCGCCGATGGCAAAGAGCACCTGCACGAGGCTGTCGCGCGCCGAGGCGATGGGCAGCCAGCCGTAGAGCTTGATGCCGCGGTAGGCGGTCTCGATAAGCACAGGGATGTCGCCGCAGATCTCCGCGACGACCTCGGCAACCGTCTGCCCGGTGTAGATGCCGCCGCGGTGCGGCCGGACGATCAGCAGCCCGACCGCGGAAAGCGCAGAGAGCGTGTAGAGCTTCGGCCCCACACGCGTGACGCTCTGCAGGTAGTAGACGCCGACGCGGCTGCCGGAGCGGAAATACTCGACCTTGTCGTTTTTCTTGAAATTCCGGATCGTGCCCGATTCGGACAAAACGGTGATGTCGAGCGTGTCCGCCTCGAGCGCGTCCGCGCGCAGCTCCTTATACTCGCCCAGCACGCCGGGGGTGTCGGTGCTGATGCGCTCGTCCTCGGCGAGGAGCTCGCCTTTGTATTTTACGGTGTTCAGACTCATCACTTTGCCCTCATGGTAACGCGGAAGCCCCTCCACCAATGTGTGCCGCTGTCGTCGAGCAGGACGGACACGGTGTCGACCGTTGGGTGCGCGGTGATGGTTTTCTCCGCGCCGGTCCGGGGCTCGAAGTAGCGGAAGAGGACTTCGTTTTTGAGGCACGCCGTCAGCAGCGCGGTGATGCGCTCGGTCGGCGCGTCGTTGGTGGTGCCGACGATCGTCGGCTTGATGGCGAGCAGATCGCGCTGCTCCTCGCCGGAGCACATGAGGCCGCCGTTTTCGCCCTCGCGGAACTCGTAGCTGACCTCGTAGCCGGTCTTGTGGAAGAGGTCGGTGAAGTCCTGCCCGTCCACGATAAAGGGATATTTCGCCATCAGGTGCCCTCCTTTCCGGCCAGCGGCTTGCCGCGCCGTCGGCTCTCCGCCTGCATGAGCGGGTACTGCTTGCGCGCGAGTGTCTGGCCGTCCAGCTCGAGCGTGACGTCAATGGTCACGCTCTCGCGCCGTGCAGCGCTCTGTGCGTTTGCGGGGAGCGCGGCAGGGATATACGCCGCCGGGAGGGCGCGTGCGCCTGAGCGCCCCACAGAGCGCCACAGCGCGGCCTCCTGCGCGTTGAGCACCGCCTCGTCCGCGTGGAGCTCGGCGAGATAGCCGTCGTAGGGCACGCGGTCGAGCCCCGCGGCGTGGGAGCCGGAAAGATGCTCGCGCAGCCTCGCCTCGGCGCGGTAGCGGGAGAGCTTCGAGGTGGACGAGCGCTCCACATTTTTCTCGTTTGCTTCTTCACGCGCTTCGCGGATCTTCGAGATCAGATCACTAATAGCAGTGATCGCAGCCGTTACGCCCTCAACAATGTCCGCCGTGAATCCGATGATACCAGCCGCAATGGGTGTCAGCAGCTCGCCCAACCGCGCCATCGCCGCGTTGAGCGCCTCCTGCGAGCGGTTCATTTCCATAATGTCCTGGTTGGCGTCCTTCCACGCCTGCCCGGTCTCCCGCAGGCCTTGGTTGGCAAGCTGCACAAGCACAAGCTGCGCACGCTCAGACTGATCCGCGCAGGCGGCGAGCTTTTCGTTAAATTCGTCCTCATTGACGCCCGCCCAGTTGAGCACGTCCGCGAAGACGCCGGTGACCTTTCCTGCCTGCACGGTCTCATTGATGGCCTCGGAGAGACTGTCGATCGGGATCGAGTCGCCGTAGGTCGCCCACGCGCCGATGACCTCGTCAATAAGGACTTTGAGGTCTTCCTGCGCAAGGCCGAGGGCTTGCAGGTTCGCCGTCGCGGTCGCGGCGGTCTGCGTGTCCCCGAGTACGGCCTGCAGCTCCTGATAGACTTGCGCGGTTTCCTCGGCAGTGTAGCCGGCAGCCGCGCTGGAGACCTCAAGCGTGCCCATGATCTTGCGGTATTCCGCGGTCGATTCTACGATCTCAAAGATCGCGTCCTTGACCGCCTTTGCGCCTGTGACGATGGCGCCGCCGACCAGCAGGCTCTTGAGGTTGCCGAGCGCTGAAGTTACGCCGCCAAGGTTAAAGCTGCCGTCCTCGTTGCGCAGGCCCTTGAGTGCGCCACCAATGCCGCCGAGGCCAGCGTCGAGATCATCGGTTTTGCCTGCGGCATCCTTGACCGCCTTGCCGTAGCCGTCGATGCTCTTCGCGCAGCCGTCCGCGCTGTTCTCAGCCTCTTTAAGCAGTTTGTCGTTCTCGCTCAGCTCGCTGTTAAGCTTCGCGAGCGCGGTCTCCGCGCTGAGCAGCTGCCTGCGGTAGCTGTCGGTGCGGGCGTCATTTTCGGTGTAGGCCTGCTTTGCTTCCTCGAGCGCATCTTTGAGCGATTCGACCTTGACGGTCTGCTGCTCAATAGACTGCTTGAGCTGGTTGTGCTTGGCGCGCAGCGCCTCAGAGCTATTCGCCTGCCCCTTGAACTGCGCGTCGACGAGCTTCATTTCCGCGCCGAGGTTGCCCAGCTCGCGGTTGACCGCCGCGAGCTGCTTTTTGTATTCTTGCTCGCCATCGATGGCAAGCCGTGTGGTGATCTGGCGTACTGCCACCGCTCACCCCTCCTCTCTTTTCAGTCCGCGTCGGCGCTCCTCAAGCTCCTGCAGGTCCATGACCTGCCCCGGCGTAAGCAGCAGGCCCTCGCGGACGCTCAGGCGCAGGAACTGCGTCAGGAGCTGGAGCCAGAGCGCGCGCGTTACGGAGATCCCGTTTTTTTTTGAAGCTCCACAAGCCCGAGGTCAAGGTCGCCCGTCTCTTTCTCTTCGCGCTGAAAGCCGAGGACGATGGCGGCGAGGATGGCGTCCTTCGCCGCGGCGACCTCGCGCGGGGCAAGGTTGACGCGGAAAAACTGCTCGGTAAGGACGGGGCCGTGCGTCTGGCCCTGCCAGCGGCGATACAGCTCGCCCTGCTCAGAGAGCTTGAATAGGTAATAGCACACCGCCTCGAAGCTCTTCTTGCCGCTGCCCTTGAGGGGGTCGGTGATAAAGCCCTTGGTGCCGAATTTATCGTAGAGATCGAACAGCGCCTGCCCGTTGAGGCAGAGATACAGGTGCTGCCCGCAAAGATCAACTTCGTGTAGTTTCATATTTGCCTCCGATTTCTAAAAAAGGCGCAGCGGGGGCGCTGCGCCTTCCTTGGTGTTCTCAGCCGCCGGCGGCCTTGACCTTGCCGTTGACCCACGTCTTCGCGGCGGCCTCGGTCGTGAGCTCGTCGCTTTCGATGCGGTACTCGCCGGTGTTGCAGGCGTCCACCGAGAGCGTCAGCTTGGGGCTGTCGAGCACGATGGTTTTCTGCTTTGTGTTATAAGTGCGCCCGTCGAGGCTGGCCTTGACCTTGGGGTAGAAGATGCCCTTGTAATATTTCGAGCCGTCTGCCTTGATGTTGGTCGTGTAGAAGCCGAGGCAGCCGTAGGGCGCGGTGTCGTTGCTGGAGAAATGGATGTCCTTCGCGCCCTCGGTGCTGTCGATCTGCGCGCCGGTGACGGCCGAGGCGGTCTCGTTGGGCAGCTCCAGCACGCCGACGGCAAGCGAGCCGTCGACAAACTCGCGCAGGTAGATCTTGCGCACATCGTCCGCGCGCGATTCGACCTCGGAAAAGTTGAGCGTTTCGGCAACGCTCATGAGGTCGCCGAGCTTCATCGGCGTGCCGTAGTTGGGCAGCGCGTCCTCCGGCTCGGGATTTGACGCCGCGAACGGCGCCCACTGGAGATTTTTCGCTCCGTACTGAGGCATAGTTGTGCCCTCCTTTACAGGTTTTTGGATTCGAGGAATCGGTTGTAGACCATAAACTCTGCGGTCGTGGTCTCGTCGGCGCACTTCTCGTTGGCCTTGCGGATAAAGCCGCGCGCCTGGATGCTATCCGTGCCGTACTCGTTGACGTAGGCGATCTCGGCGTTGCGCGTGGTCGTATTGCCGCGCCGGCGCGTGCCGGTTGGCGTCACATAGATGCCGCGCTCGCCGTTTTTTACCTTGACCTTGCCCTTTTTGATGCACTCCGCCGTGATGCCGGTCGAATAGTCGCGCCTCTGTCGGCTGTTGCGGTAGCCGCCGGGCTTGCCGAGCTTGCGCGCCTCGGCGCGCTGTGCCTCGACCACCACGTCAGCCCCGGCGTTGAGCATCGCGTCATGCACGTCGTCGGGCAGCTCCGCGACCTGCCGCATCGAGAGGACGAAGGTGTCCAGCCCGTCAAAACGGATCTCAGCCACTGCGCTCATCTCCCAGCCAGCGCCCGACCGCATCGAACTCAAAGACATAGTGCTGTCCTGTGTGGTCGGTCGCGTTTTCGATCATCGCAGGAGAAAAGTCCTCCGCGGCTGCGATCGCCTCCCAGAGTGCGCGACGCGTTGGCACGGTGTTCGTCTTGAGCGGCGCAAAGTAATGAAGCTGCACGAGCGCGCGCTGCAGCTGCGCGGTGTCGTCGGCAAGAGCCTCGGGCTCGAGCGGAAAATTGAACGTGCAGTATTCCTCCGGCGGCGTCTCGCCCGCCTCTGTGACCAGCAGATCCGGCACGCACACCGGCACGATTGGCGTCACGACCGCGATGATTCGCTCATTCAGCGTCATACCTTGCCCTCCTGCGTGATGCGCTCGCACCAGAACTCCATGTACTTTCCCTCGTCGCCGTAAGTGTTGACGTAGAGGATGTTGTAGTCGCGCCCGTCGTAGCGGATCAGGAGCCGCCGGTCAAGCAGCTCCGGGTTCGCGCGCGTGAGAAAGCGCACCTTTGCCTCGCCAAACTCGGCGTTTGCCCGGATCAGCTCCGTGCCGCTCGTCTGCGAGAACTGTGCCCAGGTCTCGCGCACGAGCTCCGGCTCGCCGGGTACGTCGTAGCCGTCAGCGTCCTTTGCCGTCGTTTTCCGCAAAAACTGGATGCGCTTCGAGAGCTTTCCTGCGTCGACGTGCATCACGCGCCTCCCTCCGCTCCCTCGCCCGTGCCCGATTCGGGCACGGGTTCGGTCAGCTTGAGCTGGTTGAGCATGAGCCGAACGACGCGGTTCTCGCTGGCGGCCTGGTCGATGGAGATGCCGCGCCGGTCGTACTGCTCAAGCGTCAGAGCCTTGACGCAGAGGAGATACATCGCAAAGCGCGGCGTCCCATCCTCCGGCTTGCTGCACACGCCGGAGAGAAGATAGCCCTCCGCCGCGTCAATATAGCCGGGGAGCTCCGCGTCGTCCGCGTCGACCTTGCAATAGGCGGCGATGTCCGCCAGATGCTCCGTCAGCATTTCTTACGAGCCGCTCTTGGGCAGCGTCGCCACGACAACGCCCTTGTCGACCACAAGGTTGCCGCCGACCATCACGTCGCCGAGGATGGTCAGCAGGCGCTCCTGCGCCTTGTAGCTCTCGTCCACGCGCACGGTGAAGTCGGAGAACAGGCCCAGCTCATAGTTGAGCGGGTTGCCGTAGATCATGGTCTGGATCGCGGCGCTCGTGCTCGCGGTCGCGGTGCTCAGGCTGGTGAGGTCCGGGCAGATGGTGTAGGGGATCACCACACCGCCGTCGCGGATCACGCCGACGTTGGGGTTGGCCATGTCCGGCTCGATGGTGAACAGGCGGCGCTTTTCGTTCGTGCCGCGCAGCTGGCCGATGGCCTTGAGGTCTTCCTTGGTGAGCAGCAGGCGGGCGCTGCCGGCGACCTCGGTGTCCGCGCCGTAGGCAAAATAGAGGGTGTCGAGCAGGTTGACGTCCACCGCGCTCACGTCAACGCTGGCGAAGATGTTCGCGCCCGCCTTGTTCTTGGCGATCTTCATGCCGTAGAATACATGGCTGCTCTCACCGTCGCCGTTGACGATCAGCTCGGAGCACTTGCGGCGCATGGCGCGCATCGCCATGCCGTAGATTTTCGCGTAATAGTCCGCGGGGGTCAGGTTGCCGATGTTGCGGTCGACGAAGCTCGTCACGCTCATGTCGTAGGGCTTGATCTGCGCCACACCGAAGGTGGGGTCGGTGCTCGCCGTGCGGGCTTTGCCCGCGGTGCTGGCCACCGTGCCGACCTTGGCGTCGAGCTCAGAGATCACATAAGGTTCCTGATACTCGCCCAGGCCGGAGAGGTTGACCACGCTGACCTGGTCGATGATCGCGCTGAGGGGCGCGTCGCCGCCGCGGATGTCGCGGCCCACGCCGGTGGGCTCGGCAAGCGAGGTGGTCGCGAGCGTGATGGCCTTGCGGACCTCCGCCGCGCTGAACTTGACCTCGCCGCCCTTGCGCAGGATCTCCGCGCGCTCGAGAGCCTTGTCCCTGGCCTCGCCCGGAGTATCCTGCTTCTGCATGAACTGGCGGTCCTGCTCGTCGATGAGGGTCTTGACCTCGGTGATCTCGCTGTTGAGGTTATCGATCTCGGTCATCTTGCTCCGATAGTCCTCGCGCTTGCCCTCCTTGAGCAGGCCCTCGGCCTCCGTAAGCATGCCGGCGCGCTTCGCCAGCAGGTCGTTGTACTTTCTGCGCATTTTTTGCCTCCTTAAAATCTCATTTTTTCAAGCTCCAGTGCGGCCTCGTCCGCCCAGTGCTCGTCGTTATCCGCGCCCTCCGGCGCGTGGGTCTCCTTCATTTCGGCGCCGCCGTAGCGCTTCGCCTTCACCACGCCGGCCTCCGGCTGCGCGGGCACCGCCACGAGGCTCACCTCGTAGGCGTCCGCCGCGCCGTCGAGCTCGAAGTGGCAGAGCTGCCCGTCGTACTCTCGGCCCGGCCAGTGCTCGCACAGCGTCTTGCGCTGGTCCGCGCCGCAGATCGAGCAGTTGACGTGCTCCACCGCGCAGCCCACGCTGCACTCGCGCAGGATGCCGCCCTCGATAGCGGCGATGGTGTCTGCGGTGCTCGCCGTGCGGACCATGTAGCAGCTGAGCACCAGACGCTTGACATCGCCCCGCTTTTCCAGATGCGCATCATAGACGCGCGCGGTCTGCGTTTCCGCGCTCCAGCGGTGGTCACGCAGCACGGGCTTGCCGATGTAGAGCTTGCCGAGCTGCTCAAGCGTCGCCTCGGTAAAGCGCTCGCCCTCGCGGTCGACCTGGTTGTCACAGGCCGTCAGGCGGAAGGTAAACACCTCATCCTCGGTCAGTTCCCGCAGCGTCTGCTCGTTGATCATTGCAAGCTCCAGTGCGCCGGCGGTTTCCTTTTCCAGCCGTGCGGCCTTGTAGATCATTTCCATGTGGTTTACTCCTCTCCGGCGGCCGCGCCGCCGTTTCTCTGCGAACTCAGCTCCGGCCACAGGTCAAGCGGCACATAGTTCAGGCTCGCGCGCCTGCGGTTGCCGCCCGGCACGTTCGGCAGATCCTCCAGCGCCGCGATGTCGTCGGGACTAAATACGCTCAGCTCGCTCATCGTGCGGTACCAGTTCGCGCGGCTCGCCGTGTCGCCCTTGAGCTCCGCCATCATGTTGATGCGCAGCTCCAGCCCCGCGGCCAGCTCGCTGTCGGTCAGCAGCTTGTAGCTCTGCTCCTCCTCGTACTGGGTCACGATGGGGTGCAGCGTGCCGACGACATACTCGATCGCGTTCTGCTCGTTCGAGCCGTAGGCCTGCTTGCCCTCATTGAGCTTGTAGAGCGGCACGCCGAAGTAGCGCGCGATGTCCGTGATCGACAGCTGCTTGTTTTCCACAAACTGCGCGTCGCGGTTCGTCCCCGCAATGCTCGTGTACTTGAGACCGAGGTCGAGGATCGCCGTCCGGTGCGCCTTGCTCGGCCCCATGTGGACGCGCTCCCACTCGGCGCGCAGCCGGTCCTTCTTGGTCACGAGCGAGCCGTCCGCCGCCTTGACCGGATTTCCCTTGGTGTCCAGCACATAGCCGCCGAGGTCGGTGTCAGTCTCCAGCACGCCGCCCGGCTGCCCGCCGTTGGCGTAGTAGCTCAGCTCATACTCCTGCGCGGCCCGCGCCGCGGCGATCACCTCGCCGGCGCGCGTCACCGTGCCGAGACCTAAAAGGCCGTTTCGCGTGGCGTTCTTGTAGTGGCAGATGTCCTCGTTGGGCAGCAGCATCACCTCGCCGGAGAAGGGATGCGTTACGTCGTACCACACGCGCCCCGCCATGTCGTGCCAGGGCTGCACCAGATACCACGGCACCGGGATCAGCTCCACCGGCTTGCCCGTGCGCTCGTCGCGCACGATCCAGTCGTAGCCGTTGCCGCCCTCCAGGCGGCTCGTCTCCAGCACCTTCTTGCGAATGAACGGGGTCATGGCCTCGTTCGGCCGGATGTTCAGCAGCCGCAGCAGCTCGTGGTCCGTGCGCTCGCGCGTCCTCGTGTCGATCACATAATTCGGCAGCTTTGCGATGCTGTCGCTCAGCAGCTCAATGCAGCGGTCAACCGCGCTGAGCTTGCGCGCCGCGCTCTGCGGGTCCTCGCCAGCGGCCAGACCGCCGGAAGCCGTTAGGCTGCCGACCGTTACGGACTTGCTCACGGTGGGCGAGCGTGCGGTTGCCGCGCGCAGGCCCTTGATGATGCTCATGCTTGACCATCACTCCCTTCGTCGTTTGCACTATCGTCAAAGCCGTCAATGACGGCCATTGCGATCAAAAGAATGCCGCCCACGATAAAGCCGGCAGGCAGGTAGATCATGCCCGCGCCGAGCGTAATGAGCAGCACGCCGAGCAGCAGCGCGGCGTCTCGCAGCTTTTCCACAGCCTTCCTCCTCACAGCGTGAAGTCCGCCCGTGCCACCGCCGCGGCAAGATCGGGCTTCTGATTCCTGGCAACCATCCACACGGCCATCACGATGATGCTCGCGACCGCCGGGTCGATGCGCCCCGTTGATTTATTCTTGAGCGGCTTGATGTTGCCGTTTCCGTCCGCATGGCAGCGGACGTTGCCGAAGGTCCAGCGGAAGCAGGTGTTGTGGACGTGCAGCAGCGTGTGCCGCTGCATCATGTCGTCCGTCTCCTTCATCGCCGGGCTCATGTTTTTGAGGTCCTGCGGGATCTCGATGATCGGCACGATCGGCGCGAGCCGCTGCGTGATGGTCCGGCTCAGATACGGGTCAAAGCCCACCATCTTGAGGTCGTAGCGCTCCCGCGCCTCGCGGATGCGCTCCTCCACCGCGCCGTAGTCGATGACTTCGCCGGGGCAGAGGTCGAGGAAGCCGGCACGCGCCCAGTCCCGGTATGGGACGTGGTCGCGCTTTTCCGCCTCGTCCACCGTCGCCTCGGGCCGCCAGATGCCATAGGGCAGCAGCACCGCCGCGTCCAGCCCCGGCTGGGGCGGAAAGAGCAGAACAAAGGCCGTCAGGTCGCGGCTCGTGGAAAGGTCCACGCCGCCGTAGCAGAGCTTCCCGTCCAGCTGCCGCAGCCATTCCTCGCGCTCACGCTTTTTGCTCGGCCCCCATTGCGTCTTGTCATAGAGGTTGAGCGAGATCCAGCCGACCGACTTCGTCGTGATCCATTGGTTGAGCCGCAGCCAGCGGAACTTCCGCTCATTTGCTTCATTCTTTTTGGCCGCCATCGCCTCCATGCGGACGTTGCGCAGCCGCAGGTGCTTGCCGAGCGAGGGATTGCAGAGAAACCACAGGCTCTCGTCCCAGATGTCCAGCGCCTCCAAGTCGTCAGGGTCATCGCCGAACATCGCGGTCAGCCCGTAGAGGATTGGCAGCCAGTTGGCCTCATCGCGCGATAGCAGCTCGCGCTCGGCGTCGGCAAGGTCCTCGTCGCTGGCATGCCGGAGAGAGAGGACCTTGCGCGCGTCGCCGCCCTCGGCGCGGATGCGCCGCAGCTGCCGCGCGTCGCGGATGGCGACCGCCCTCTCGTGGATCTCCCAGCCGATCGAGTTGCGGTCGGGGTCGTCGCCCGCGGTCGTCAGCACGATCCACGCCGGCTGCCGCCGGCTTGCGCCGGCCTCGCCGGTCATCACGTCCCACAGACGGCGGTTGGGCTGGGCGTGCAGCTCGTCGAAGATGACGCAGCTCGGCTTGTAGCCGTGCTTGGTGTCCGCATCGGCTGAGAGCACCTGCAGGATGCCGAGCGTGATCCACTTGTAGCCGCCGTTCCCGGTCTTCACGCGCCGCCGGTATTCGATGATCTTCCGGCTTTCCACGATGTTCAACTCGCCGCGGGCGATCATCTTCGCCGTCCACGGCGCGCTCGTCGCCATGAAGACCGCCGCGCGGTAGACGATCGAAGCGTTCTCCTTGTCCGCCGCGCAGACGTAGACCTCCGCGTTCAGCTCGCCGTCCGCGAAGAGGTGATAGAGGGCCAGCGCCGCAGCCAGCTCGCTCTTGCCGTTTTTTTTAGGGATCTCGAGGTAGAGGTACCAGTAGCGGCGCAGCCGCTCCGCGCTCTCCTCCGTGCCCGATTCGGACACATCGGCGCACATCGTGCCGTAGAACTCCATCAACGCCTCGCGCTGCCAGTCGTAGAGCGAGAAGAGCTTGCCCGTGTCGGTCGTCGGCAAGCGCTCGACGAAGTCACACACGAACTGCCCCGCCTCGCGGTCGAAAACGTATGCCATGCTACAGGCTCCGCGCCAGCGCGTCCGCCTGCCGCTGCCGCAGCCGCTCCGTGAACTCATCCGTTTCGCTCTCCGGCGTGAACGCCGCCGCGGGCAGATTGCTCGGCAGGACCAGCCGGCAGCGGCTCGAGACCGTCAGGCCCATGTCGTTCGCGCAGTTGCGCGCCTGCTTGAAGTAGCGCTCCTGCACGCGGCCCCAGCCGTCCGCCGCCTCTAAGTCGCGCGCGTGGCCCGGCGCCTGAGTCAAGGCCCGCTGCACCTCCGCCGTCGCGCTGATATACTCGTGGTGGGCGACCAGATAGCGCCCGAGGTTGTCCGCGTCGAGGTCGGTGTAGAGCCCCACGTCGATGAGCTGTTTGCCGATCGCGCGAAACTCGCGATGCAGCTCCTTGGGCAGCCACTTGGGCGGCTTTGCCCGCTGCGGCGCCGGCACCACCACCTCACGGTCGCGACGCGCGTCCTCCTCGGCGCGCGTCATGTGCTTGCGCCCGTTCCTCACGACCAGATCGGTCGGTTGTCTTGCTCCTGCCATCTCCGCGCTCCTTTCTGCGCTGCCGCCGAATATATCGTTCCATGTCCCGCTTGAGATACGGGCTTGCTGTCGCGGCCATAATCCGCTCGGCCTCCTGCACGGTCATACGGCACCGCCGTGCTTCCCAAGGCTTTTTACAAGCGCCTTTTCGCGGTCAGATAATGGCCAAATGATTTTTCCATCCGCTGACATGCGGGAGTTTTGCTGAGATTCAGAAATGGCAGCCAAACGTGCGCTCATGACTTCCAACGCAGCTTCTTCTGCTTTGGATTTCTTAGCAGCCGCCGCCTCTGACAGCAAGAAGCCGCCGCCAAAAATGGCCTTGCCTTTTTCCTTTTGGGCATCCAGAGCTCGTGTAAATTGAAGATCCTCATCGGAAAAACACAATGACTGGCCATGCTTCGCAAGGTCAAAATCCTGAACGCATAAAACGTTGCGCGGATAAATGTACCCCGGAAGCTCAATCCGGGATTCACCCCAGTTGCGCTTGTCAGCTTCATCTATCAAAGAAAACAACTCCCCGGAGATCTCCACACGCCACCCCCCCAGATTTGTGACAAAGGACGTATTGACGCGAGCACCGTTTTCGTACGTAACTGAGGCCGAAACGGGCACGTAGTTTGATTTTCCCGCATTTGTGGAAAACAGCGTCAGCGCTGGAGCAAACAAGAAGTAGCGGATGCCATGCTCATCAAAGAATCTGCAAATCTGCGAAAGAATAGAAAATGGCGGGTTGTCGATCACCACGCAGCCGTCCGGGTAGGTCTCGTGCTCATAGTCGCCTCCGGGGTAAAATGGCCGAATCACCGGCGCGCCCTGCAAGCCGTAGTGCGCCAAAGCCCAGTCGCGAATCACCTCGTAGATGTTCTGCGGCGTGTAGCAGTCGTCGGTGGTGAGTTTCGGCTTAAATTTATCCACAAATTTCGCATAATCCTCGCTGCTTTCGCTCTCGACATCTCCCCAAAAGTTGTTTCCTTCTGCCGCTGGTTTCGTCCGCTCGTGGGCGCTGACATGGATCGTCTCGATCTCGTTTATCGTGAAACCGGTCAGCGCGGTGTCGAAAGAAAGGCTGTTTAGCTCTTCCATTTCAAACTTAAGCCGCGCCGCGTCCCACTCGCCCGCCTCGGCAAGCCGGTTGTCGGCGATGATGTAGGCGCGCCGCTGAGCCTCGCTCAGGTCGCTCACCGTCACATACGGGACCTCGGTCATGCCTTCGGCCCGCGCCGCCTCGACGCGCCCATGCCCGGCGATCAGGTTCTTGTCCTCGTCGATCAGCACCGGCGATACGAAGCCAAACTCGCGCAGGCTGCGCCGCAGCTGCTCGATCTGGTCCGGCCCGTGGATCTTCGCGTTGTTCTCGTAAGGGATCAGCTCGTCGATGCGTATTGTCGGCAGGTCCTTAACCGCCACGCGCACCGGCGTCTGCCCTGCTGTCTGCTTCTTTCCCATGCCTTGCCTCCTGTCGATATCTCCGATGCAGTCCCCGGCCCTCGACGAGCGAGAGCGCGGGGGACAGAACCGTGAAGGCTATGGCCGGCTTCAAGAGCCGGGGACCACACCGGACGCTTTAGTATCCGCCCCACCGGGCCTACGTCAATACACCACGCATCAAGCGCAGTCCTTCGGCCCAGGCAGGGCGGCGTTTTGCTTTTCTTTGATCCTGCGCATTCCCCGCCCCTCGCGATTCGAGGGCGCGGGGTAGGAGGAAATTCATGACCGCCCCGGTCAAAGAGCGGGGAACACGCAGGAACCTCCCGCTGCATTTTCGCAGCGCCTTTCCGTTTCCGCTGCGTTTCCGCAGCAGTTTTCTGTCCACGCTGCGCTTCCGCAGCGCCCGCCTCCCGAAATTCTCCGTGGGGAAAAAATCTCGCACGAGGGAGGGCCGGCGGTTTCCAAGGGCAGCGCCCAAACTTTCTGACCCCGGGGAGGGGTCTGCAAGGAAGCCCCGCGCGACGCTCTTGCGACGCGCCCGAGCGCCCAAGCCTACCGCCTCGACGCCGCACCGCGGCGCTTTGATTTGCTGCGATTCTCGTGCATTTCTCGCGCCGTCTTGCGGCTATGGCAGCTGTGGCAGAGGCTCTCGAGGTTGTCTCGGTCGCAGAAGGTCTGCCAGTCGCCCTTGTGGTCGACGATGTGGTCCACGTCCGTCGCGCGGACCCGCCGCCCGTGCCGGGCGCACTCGCGGCAGAACGGCTCGCGCAGAAGCTGCGCCGGCCGCAGGTCGAGCTTCCACTCGTCGGTCTGGTACATCCAGCGCCAGGATTGCGCTTCCTCACTGCGCCGGTCGCCGCGCGGCCGATGGGCGTCGCAGTATCCATCGCTCACCAGCACGCAGCAGCCGGGATGCCGGCAGGGTCGGAGCGGCTTTAAGGCCATCGGGCTATCACCTCCGGGCAAAACAAAAAGCCTGCACCGACACAAACCGCATACAGCGGATCATGTGGCGCAGGCGCTAAGGCACAGGCACTCGTCGATATTCACGATGGACTCCATCCGGCAGCACTTGCAGTAGACCGGCAAGTCTTTTGCTCTGGTTCCGGGATCGAGCCGAAGGACTTTGCCGCGCCCGCATCTCGGGCACATCAGCCATCCGTCCTTTGTGACCAGTTTACCATCATTTCGTTTTGATTGCAACACTTTTCACCCTCTTTTCTGCGTTTGTCACTAAAAAGCCAATAGGTTACAAGTAATGTCGCGCGCACGCGCGCACGCGATTCCTTACGCCTCGATCCAGCTCGCCACCCGGTAGCTGCCGAATTGACTGCCGCCGGTCCGCACCCGTGGGAGCATCGCGTCGAACGGTATCGTGATCGCATCGCTCTCGTCGAGCCACACCTCTGGCGGCGGCAGCTTCGCGCGCAGACTGCGCGAGCAGCTCCACGGATGCCGCCCCACCGGGATAATGATTCCGTCGCTGCGCTCCTTGGTGAGATAGCGCGCGAGGTAGCGGTAGCCGAGCGCCTTGCCGTGCCGCTTAAATACTGGCCAGTCCGTCACCTCGCCGCACTGCCACAGGAACCGCACCTCCGCCGGCGAGAGCTGCCGGTAGTCCGCGACGAGGTGGATGTGATACCTGTGTGCCCCGTGCAGACCCTCAATGGCCGGGATGTAGTCAAGCCCGCCATTGCCTCGATAGCGCTCCACGCGCCGCAGGAAGGACCGCAGCGCCTTGCGCACGTCGGCAAAGCGCTCCGGCAGATGCTCGTCGTCGAACTCCAGAATGTAGTGCGTGGCGTACTTGCCCATGAGCGCGATCATCAGCTCGAGCCGGTCGGTAGAGTCGCGGTTGAGCACCGTGCGCCGCTGCGCCTTGAGGTCGGCCTTGGCGCGCCGGTCTTCGTCGGTGTCGGAGGACGCATAGCGCGGCGGCATCGTCCCGCGGTACTCCTTAACCAGATTCCCCGCGCGCTGGCGCACGCAGTAGAAGCGCTCACTCATGTGCGCCCTCCGGTTGCTTCTGGCGTCCGCGCTTCTTCGGCAGCGGCTCGCCGGCCTCGCGCAGGATCTCCTCAATGCGCTCCTTAGAGCAGGCGTTGAGATCCGCAAGCACCGTGATCTGCGCCGCCGGCTTTGCCGCCTGCCGGTAGGACGCCACGATCTCTCCCTCGCTCATCGGCAGAGCATGAGAGCGCGGCGCGGCGCTCCGCACCGGAGGGCTTCTCAAAATCGGCGTCGGCTTGGCTGGCGCATCCGGCTGAGGCTTCGGCGTTTCCGAGGGAACCTCCGCCCGCTCCGGCTCCGGTGCGGTGCCCGAATCGGGCACCGAGCGGACGACGCGCCCGCCAACGACCAGCCCGCCGCCTCCGCCCGCAGGCGTCGGCCTCGACCCGCCGATCACGACAGGCACGGCACTCCCCGCGACCACCTCCACCGCGCCGAGCGGGGGAAATTCCTCGACCGCATAGGTCGTGCCGAGCGGCAGCACCAGCGTGCCCGCGCCGAGCGCGTCGCACACATAGGCGCGGAACGCCTCGAGCTGCTTGACATCGGCGTGCAGCTCCGGCAGCTTCACGACCAGCACCTTGCTCCCCGTCATAGTGTCACTCCTTTCAGCGCCCGGCGCAGATCGAGGAAGCGTCCGCCGAGGCCCTTGTCCACCAGCTCCTGCAGCGCGTCGAGCGTCAGCTCGGCGTCCTTGGCGCGGTACACGTCCTCGCACAGGCTCTCCATGTCGCACAGCTTCGCGGCCGCGCCGTAGAGCCGCGCCGGGCAGGAGATCAGGCTCACGCCCTTGATGCCCCACGCCCCGTCCGGCGTCTTGTAGGTCAAGCGTCTAAATTCAGGCATTGTCCGCACCTCCGTCCATTTTCGCCCCGCAGTTGGGGCAGTAATTGCCGCCGCGAACATAGAAGGCCATCGCATACGCCTCATGATTGCATTGGGAGCACTTCACAAGCTCAAACTGTTCAGAACAGTCCTCGTATCGGCTATGTATCCACCGCCCATGCACCACCGGGGCAACATCAGCGGCCGTCTGTGCGTCTACCTCGCATATCACATCTTCCAGCAAGCCGCAACCGTGTACGTCATCAACGTCAGCATGAGCATCGCGCCAACCATCTAAAATCTCGCGCAGCGCCTCCCGCTCAATGTATTCAACCATTGTTTTTCTCCTCCCCATTAAACCACTTCTGCAGTTCGTGAGCACACGAAGCACACAGCTCGTAGTCATTGTCGTTTATGTCGTTCTTAGTCCGCCGCATACCGGCATAGGTGACGAAGTTGAACGGGCTAATCTCCGCACCACAGCGGTCACACACTCTCTTTGTCGCCATTGTCAGCCCTCCTGTTCCACTTTTCGACGATAAATTTGGGTTCGCTATATACGCCACTTTCAAAATCACACTCTGGGCAGTATATATAGCACTCTTCAGTCATCCTTCGTCGCCTCCAATGCTTTCTCCGCCTCCTCGCGGGTGAGGAATACGGTCTTGCCGAAGCCCTTTATCGATACTCCGTATTCCCGTCCGCGAGCGCCTATTGGCTCGATGCCAACAAAGCCAATCTCATTACCCAATCCGATCTGCTTAACCTCGCACTCGCTTAGATGCTTGTCCGTGTCCAGTAAGGCGAATACCCGCTGGCCCACCTTGCACGGCAGCACCACCAGCCGACCGGCGCTGTCGGCTGTCAGCAGTTCCGCAAGTCTTCCGAAAGATATGTCACAGCTGGAAAGCACCTTTCCGGCTTCCCGTGCCTCAGCGCACGCTTGCGGCGTCAGCCCCGTGTCCTCGTAGGCGGCGAGGCGGCTCCACGCCGCTTCTTCCCACTTGCAATTCATGGCGCAGTTCCCGCCAACTTCGAGGCATTCGGGGCCGCGAAAATGTGTGCAGCAGATACCGTTTTCGTGCGATGTTTGCTTGCTATGTTTTGTCAGGCGTTGCATCACTCCACCTCCGGCGGTTCCGGCAGCGGCATCCAGTGCGTGACCCGCACAATCTGCCCGTGGCACGTCCATCTTCCGTCCTCCAAATATACACACAATCCCGGACTCGGCGGTGGGTATCCGGAAGGATCGCTAATGATGCACAAGATAACATCCGATACCCCCCACGAGTTAGAGACCTTCGGCAGGCGCTCTTCCACCGGCACCCACCGTGTCCGCTCCTGCGCCACGGCGATCTCCTCGGCGTAGCGAGCGCAGCGGTCGGTCAGGCGCTCGATCAAATCCGCGCCGTCCAGTCCAACGCGGTCGACATCGCATGAATGCATCGTGTCGGCTCCGTATATGGGCCGTTCTTCTTCCGGGACTTCCTCTTCCTTCCAGTACGGGCAATGCTCGCAGGCATTCTCTCCGCCTGCGGTGGAAATGCACCGCAGCGCCCTGACGATCTCATCGTTTTTCATATTCATCCTCCTATCGGTTCCGCTTTGAATTTTTTGCCCATGCCGGGCACCTTGACGTTGGGGTAGCGCTCCTCACGCGGCACGAAGTCCTCCGGGTGGTCACGGCAGATGTACCGGAGCCGCTGGTCGAGCTGCTCGAACCGCGCGTCGCTCTCCACGCCGTAGGCGAGGCACTCGTGGAAATATTCGCCGTGCTTCTCCGCGCGGTGGATAATGCGCATGATCCGGTCGTGTCCGAAGCCCTCCTCATTGAGGGCAAGGCACATCATATCCACGTTGAATTGCTGGCCGACCAGCGCCCCGTAGTTGAGCAGCTGCCGCCGCAGCTCCGCCTGCTCCTTTGCGTAAGCGTTTTTCATGCGCCCTCCTTGCCGCGGCCGCACTCGGCAAGCGGCATCCAGCGGTCGCAGCGGCACTCGACGATGTCGTCGACCGTGGTCCCCGCGTCCGTCGAGATAAACGGGTACTCATCATCCGCGCCGCCGGCGCAGCGGGCCACAAGGTAGCTGCTGCCGCCAAGGCCGGTCTCGTAGCTGAGCGCCACGAGCGAGCCTTCCTCCGGCCAATGCTCCGCGTCGAGCGGCAGCCATTCCGGCGCGGCGAAACCCACGCCAACCCTCCACTCGTCTCGCGGCGGTAAAGGATCGTCCGTCAGCCCGCAGAGATAGTCCATCGTCGTGCCGAGCGTCAGCGCCAGCTTGGGCAACGAGCCCGCACCGGCAAGGCTGTTGTTTTCCCACGCGCTGTAGGTGCCGGGGTACTCGCCGATGCTCTCGGCAAACTCCCTGCGCGTCAAGCCGGTCGCTTCGCGCAGTGCCTTGACGCGCTCGCAGAATTTCGGCGTCATGTTCTTGAGCCGAGGATCGTCGGCTGCCGGATTTCGGGGCACGGCAGGCTCCGGCTCCTTCGGCGGCCGCTCGGCGACCACGAAGCGGCAGGCGGTAGAGCAGGTGTCGCGGTTAAGACATTCGCGGCAGCAGCCGGCACAGCGCCACTCGCCGTAGCGATAACGGTCAGCGTACATCCGCGCGGCGTTCGGGCAAAAGCCGCCGGTATCCGGGCACTTATGCTTGTAGCAGGTCCAGCAGGTCGAAAACTCGCGCACGTTGTTGATCGACCATGTGCGACAGTGGTCAATGACCCAATCCAGCAGCCTGTACTGCGTCTCGTCGTCCATGCGGGCGATCTCAAGCGCCGCGGCCTCGGGCAGCTCGCCCGCCTCCCACCTCCTGATGATGCCCGGCACCTTGAGGCCCTTTTTAATGACCTGCAGGTTGCCGACCTTTGTCGCGTTGATCTGCATCTCCTTTGCCACCCAGTCGCGCAGCCCGACCGGGAACTCCTCGCCGGCCTTCTTGCGCCGAATATAAGTCTCTTTGAGCTTCTCGGCCTCCTCCGCAAGCAGCGCGTTGGACTTCACGCGCTGACGGTTCGCCTCGATCACCGCGCACAGCTCCTGCTCCTCCGTCATCGCGGGCAGCACTCGGCAGAGCACGGTGGAGAACTGCTTCGCGACGGCCTCGTCCCGGTTCGCCGCGAGCAGCCGCAGCGCCGCCATGCGGCTGTGTCCGGAGATCAGGCGATACTTGCCGTCCTCCGCCGGCACGATGGTCGGCGGCTCCAGCAGGCCGTTGGCCTGGATGGACTCCATCAGCGCGCCGAGCGCCTTGTTGTCGGGGCGCGGGTAGAAGTTGCGCGGATTGTCGAGGATGTCGCCGAGCGCGAGCTCCATCGCCGTGCCCGATTCGGGCACGGCCTCGGGCAACGTCGCCGCGAATTTTGTGATGTCAAACTTTTTGCCCGCCATTGTTAGACCTCCTCCATCAGCTCGCCGGCAAGGCAGCGGTAATCGACCGCCGCGCTGCTGTGCGGGCTGTACTCCCGCATCGGCGAGAGCGTCACCGTGCTCTCCGGCACCTTGTCCGTGCGGCGGATCTTCGTGCGGTACAGCGGCACGCGCTGCGACCGCAGCAGCTTCTCACACTCGCCCACGACCTCCGCGCTGCGCGTCTGCGTCAGCAGCACGCGGGACCGCAGAGACGGACAGGCCGCGCTCAGGCCGCGCAGCTGCGCGGCCACGGCAAACACGCCGTCGAGCGAGAACTTGTCGGCAAGCGCGGGGATCATCACCTCGCGCACACTCAGCAGCGCCGCGACGCTCGCGAGCGTGTAGCCCGGCGGGCAGTCGAAGATCATCCAGTCCACCTCACTGTCCGCAGCCGCGGCCTCGGCGAAGTGACGCAGACGCTCCGGCGCGCTCACGCCGTCCTTGATCGCCTGCAGGTCGAGCTCGTAGAGGTCGGAGCTGCTCGGCAGCAGGTCAAGCCCTGGTCGGATCGGCACGAGGTTGTCGCTCCACAGCGGCTCGCAGTCGCCCCGCAGCACGTCCGCCGTGGTGGTGAGCTCCAGCTTGTCCGCCCCCGGCAGGAAAAAGCGCGTCAGGTTCGCCTGCCCGTCGCAGTCCACCAGCACCACGCGCTGCTTGTAGTCCGCGACAAGGATGTCGGCGAGGTTGATGGCGGTAACGGTCTTGCCGACGCCGCCCTTGTTGTTCATGATCGCAATGGTTTTCATGTCGTTCTCCTGTTTCTCTCTCAAAATTTGAAGCCCTCGCGGACCTTGACTCCGTCGCCGAGGTCGGCCTCGACGAGATACCAGCGGTGCGCGCGGTCGATGTACACGATGCGCCCGGGCAGCAGCCGCGGGAGCTCCCGATGTCCGGGGCCGATGGCCGCGCCGATGTCCGCCAAAATGGCGTGGAGATCTCCGATTCTTGGCATGTCGTTTCTCTCTTTCTCTCGATTTTCAGAACGGCGCGTTCTTGTCCTCTGGCACTTCCTCAAGCGCCATCTGACCGGGCGCTTCGCCGTCCGTTTTCTCCTTCCGGCCCTTCTCGTCATCGCGAGTGTAGAGCGCGAAGGTCTGATGCTTGCCGTCAAAAGCAAACACGCCCTTGCCGCGCCGGCCCTCCTTGCTCTTGGCGATCTGGATGACGCGGCATTTCTCCTGCGAGTAGTTCTGCTTGGGGTCGGGCCGGTAGACCATGACGATGAGGTCCGCGTCCTGCTCGAATTGGCCCGTCTCCTTGAGGTCGTGCATATCCGGCGCGCGCCATGCCCCGCGCTCGGGTCGGCTAAGCTGCGCCAGCTCCACCACCAGCACGCCGCGGCTCTGGGCGAAGGTGTGCAGCGCGCGGGAAACGGTCGCCATCTGCTCGCTGCGCAGGTCGCGCGGGTTGCCTTCGGGGACGACCAGCTGGACGTAGTCCACAAAGATCACCTCGTAGCCGTAGGTGATGGCCTCGGCCATGATGTCGCCGGCGGTCATGCCGCTCGCCTGGATCACGTCAAGCTGGCGTTTGACTGCATCCTCCGAACAGACCGCGAAGGTGCCCCAGTCGCGGTCGGTCAGGCGGCTGCGCTTGATCGAGTCGAAGTCGATCTTCATGCCCTGCGTCACGATGCGGTCGCCGATCTTGCCGGCGGACGTTTCGAGGCTGAAAAAGCCGACCTTGAGCGTCTTGGCCATGTGATAGGCCATCATCAGGGCAAGGGCCGTCTTTCCGTCGCTCGGGTAGCCGCCCAGCACCACCACGTCGCCGCGCCGGATGAAACTGTTGTGGTCAAGCACGTCCAGCCCGAAGCCCACATAGTCCGCGGCTGCACCGCTCGCGTGGCGGGCGGAGAAATCCTGCAAAAGCTCCAGCATCGGCACGACCTTCACGCCGCGCCGCGAGGTCATCTGCGCTTGCAGCTCCGAGAGCAGCGGACGGACGTCGTCAAGCGTAGCCGCGCCGTTGATCTGCGCCGAGAGGGCGCGGATGCGGCCCAGCGCCGCCTGCTCGCGCATAAGCTGCGCATATTCGCGCCAGCTCGCGCTTGTGGGCGTGACCTCCATCAGGTCGATGAGCTGTTGCTGCTGCGGCGAGCCGGAGGCATAGCCGAGCTTCGCGTTGATCGTGATGGCGTCGGCGTGCCCGCCCTCGCGGAACACCTCGCGCGCCGCCTGGAAGATCAGCCGGTTGGACGTGCTGGTGAAGTCGCGCTCGTCCACCTCGGCGAGCACCTGACTGACGATGCTCTCGTCGATCAGCATCGCGCCGAGCACAGCGCGCTCGGCTTCCAAACCGGCGCTTGGCTGCGCGTCTACTCGGCCCATGTCCACCCTCCGTCCTGACTATCCGGCGGCTGCTCGATGCGGCGCACCGGCTGCGCCTTGGCGCTCTGCGCCGGACGCTTGGCCTTGGCGTCCTCCCAGCGCCGGCCGTTGAGGAAGGTCGAGGCGTAGGGGATGCCGACGCCGTCCCGCCACGCGGGCGAGGCCTTGAGTACCTGCAGCGCTCGGCCGATGGTGTCGATCAGCGCGTCGTCCGGCTTGAGCTTGTCCCAGGCGCGCACCGCGCCCATGCGGTTCTCCCCGCGGGGATAGTAGGCCCAGAAGCCCTCAAAGCGCTCCGGCTTCCATGTCGGCGTCGTTTTGCTGCGCCGTTTTCTCGGCTCCGCGCCGTCCCCCTTGGGGGGACTATAGGGGGGTATAATATAATCTTTAGTCTCTACGTTCTTACTTTGGGTCGGAAACTCCGTTGACGGTGTTTCCCGACGACGGCTTTCACCGTTGTCGGTGTTTTCCGACAACGGTGGCTTTTCCTGCAAAACGTAGGTGTTCGCGGAAAAGCGCCCGCTGCCGTCATGCGATTGCTCGCGCATCAGATAACCGACCTCCTCAAGCCGTCCCACAAGGCGGCGCACCGTGTCCTTGCCAACGCCGCGCTCCTTTGCCATGCCGGAGATGGTGAACTCCCAATCGGGAGGCTTGTCCAGCATATAGGTCAAAAATCCGAGCATTTCAAAGCTCAGGCGCGTGTCTCGGATCGCGGACTTATACAGGACGGTAAACGGCTCACGATGGCCGGACTTTATTACGCCCTCGCTCATACTTTCCTCCATCCAAATAAACGATGATCTTCATCAGCCGCTCCGTGAGAGACGTGACGCCGACGAGGATCAGGAAGATGTCCAGTCCCGTCATGCGCGCGCCTCCTCTCGGAGAGCCTTGACATTTCTCTTTTTCTGCGGTACAATAGCCTTGCAATGGTTTTCAGAGGTTTTTCTCTGAGAGCGTGAACGCTTCGAGGTGCCAGCCTCGGGGCGTTCTTTTTTTGCGCCGTCCGCGTAGATCACCTGATAGGCCGCGGCGATGGTCTCGCGCAGATCCTGCACGATGTCGTCAAACTCCGGGCGCTCCGCGTCGTCGATCACGCCGTCCTCGGCGATGCGGAGCAATCCGGCCAGCCGGTCCGCTGCGTCGCGCAGTCGGTTGGTCAGCGAGATGGTCGCCATCGGCAGGGGCTTGGGCTCCAGCTCCGGCAGGATGCCGAGCCGGTCGGTCGCCTGCGCGTGCTCCAGCGCCAGCCACCTCGCGCCGTAGACCTCGCACATCCGCGCCACGGTCTCGTCCGGCGGTGTGAGCCGTCCGCCCTCGTAGCGCTTGAGCGTTTCGGGCGAGATGTGCAGCCGCTCCGCCGCCTCCTCCTGCGTCAAAAGGGTCACCTTGCGCGCCCTTTTATAGATATTTGGGTATAACGCTGCCATTGTTATCATTCCTCCTTTGTGGTAATGTCGATTTAGCGGGCCAGCATGGATGCCAGCACCGGGGCCGCGATCCCGCGGCGGTCGATGCAGTAGCGCTGCGCGGCGGTGCGCGGGTCGATGCCGAGGTAGCCCCCGACGTCCTTTGCCGTCAGCAAGCGGCGGTTTCCGGTATACTCCAAAAGGTCCGCCAGAACCGCGCGGTAGGTCTCCTTTTCCCTTGGCATAACGCCCTCCTCACTTTCCTGCGGCCAGCGCTCTCGCGTCGGCCGCGCCCTTGGCCGCCACCGCGGCCCTCGCCGCCTCGCTCGCCGCGCGAAGCGTCTCGTCGTCGTAGAGGTCGTTGACCTCACACTCCAGCAGCGCGGCGATGGTCGGCAGCTTGTCCGCCGTCGGCATGGCCGCACCGCTCTCCCACCGGCTGACCGCCATCTTGGTCACGCCGAGCCGGCGGGCCAGTCCGTACTGGCTTACTCCGCGCGCCTCGCGCAGCTCCCGGATGCGGAATCTTGTCAATTCTTGTCACGTCCTTTCTCTTGATTTTGCATGAAATTTGTGATATACAGTAAATTGTGGATTTACTTTTCGCCGCCACGCGCGCGGTCGATCGCGCCCTTGTCGATACAGACGCTGCCGGATGAGAGCTCTCTCTCCATTTCCGCACACTTCATGACCGCCATCATCAGCAGCTCGCGCGGGATGCCGCACCTCTCGCTGATGGAGTTTGCAAGGATGCCAAACTCGACAACGATGGTCGGCGTGCTCCCCTGCACGGTGACGACCGAGCCGTGGGGCGCGGACTTAATGCTAATCTCAAACTCGTTCATGTTTTTCTCTCCTTTCGTTTCGTGTAAACCTTGCGTTTACCTTGTATGCCTATCTTAAATCCAATATTTTGGATTGTCAATACCGTAATATCCCATTTTTGAAACTTTGTGCAAAATCTCAAATATTGGATTAGGAGTTGCCCGAATGGACGCAAACGTCTTTGTGCAAAATGTAAAAAAATACTGTGCGATAAAAGGCGTTGCCCCTACGGTTGCCTGCCGAGAAAGTGGCGCAGGCAAGAGCTTGATGAGCCAAGTCGCGCAGGGGATTGTTCCGTCCGTCGCAAAGGTGCAGCTGCTCGCGCAGTATCTCGGCGTCACCACCTCCGACCTGCTCGGCGAGGCGCAGAAAAGCAGCCCGCCCTCGGAGGAGGACAGGCTGCTGGCCGGGTATGACGCGCTCAGCGCGCGGAATCGGGAAAAACTGGAGGAATATCTGGACCTGCTGCTATCGTCTCAAGATAGGCCATGAGACGCCCACGGTTTTCCGGCGTAAGCCGCCGGTATTTCTCGATGAGGCGTTGGTGTAACTCGGTCAAGTCCTGCGGCGCGCTGTGCTGATCTGACATGTCTATGTACCTCTCTTTACTCGTATTTTAGACCGGCCAGATATTCCATTGTAAAGCGGCCCCGCCGCCCCTGCAACTGACGACGGGGCCTGCGCAGGCGAGCTGACACCTCCGGAGCACCTGCGTGTACTTTTACCATAGCACCTTTTTTGACAAGATTCTGTCGAAAAAAGCAGAGAAACCGTTAAATTCCCGTTAACCTGCGGGAAAATATAAAAAATTGTGCCCGATTCGGGCACGAGGGAGGGACGACATGAGCGAAGAAAAGCAGAAAAAGCCCTTTTACAAGCGCACTTGGTTCATTGTCTTAGTTGCACTTTTCATCCTCAGCAGCATCGGTAGAAATGGGCGTGAAAACCGCAGCCAGTCATCAGATCTGCCGAGCCAGTCAAGCACTTCAACCTCCACGGCAGCGCAGCCGAAAGACATTCCGACATCTGAGCCAGAGCCCGTTGAGGAATTTCCGGATGCGACAATGGGAGAGAAAAACGCCCTGAAAACGGCAAAGCGATATTTAAGCCACTCTAATTTTTCGCATGATGGGTTAGTGGGGCAGCTGGAATATGAAGGATATTCGCTGTCCGAAGCTACCTTTGCTGCGGATAACTGCGGTGCAAACTGGAACGAGCAGGCCGCAGGAAAAGCACTCGGTTATTTGAGCTATTCCAACTTTTCATACAACGGGCTGATCGAGCAGCTTGAATATGAGGAGTTTACGCATGAACAAGCCGTCTATGGCGCGGATAGCTGCGGTGCAGACTGGAAGGAGCAGGCTGCAGGGAAAGCGGCAAGCTACTTAAAGCATTCGTCGTTTTCCCGTGAGCGTTTGATTGAGCAGTTGGAATACGAAGGATTTACGTATGAGCAAGCCGTTTATGGCGTCGAGCAGAATGGCTATTAAGTGACGCAAAAGGCCGCCGCCCGGCATGGCGGCGGTCGTTCCATTTTCGCAAGCGCAGGGGAGAGGACACATGGCGAAAATCAATTATAAAAAGCTCTATACGCTGCGCGCAGATGGCCGTTATCAGGGCTACTGGCACGAGCTCGACGCCGACGGTCTGCCGAAAGGCCCGCGGCACACGATCTGCGACCGCGACCCGGAGAAGCTGTACCGGCGTATTCAGGCGAAGGAGCAGCCGACGAAGCTGCTTTTCCGCACCGTCGCGGAGGCATGGCAGGAGAAAAAGTGGAAGGAATACCGCGACGGCTCCATTGACTGCTACAAGGCACCGTATGAGCGCGCGGTCGAACGGCTCGGCGACGTCCCCGCCGATGAGGTCCTCACCAGCAACATCGCCGCGCACCTGCAGGCAATGAAGGAGGCCGACTATTCTGTGCGCACGATCCGCGCCCAGCGAACGGTCTACAAGAGTATTTTCGCTTTCGCCGTGGCCGACTCGATCTTCGGCCAGACCGTCAAGACCAATCCGGCGCTCGGCATTGCGATACCGACCGGCGCGAAAGCGGCGCAGAAAAGGGAAGCGCCGGAAGACGATATCGTGGACGCGATCAAAGCCCGCGCAGGAGAGGCGTACTGGGGCGAGTTTGCCCTGTTCCTGATTTACACCGGCCTGCGCCGCGGTGAAGCGCTGGGCTTGCAATGGGGCGACATTGATTTTAAGGCGAAGCAGATAGCCTGCACCAAAAATCTCTCCTACCACGGCGTCCACAAGGTCGGCGATCCTAAAACGGAGGCTGGCATCCGCACGCTGCCGCTGCTGCCTCCTGCCGAGACCCTGCTCCGACCGATGCAGGGCGAGCCGGACGACTATGTTTTTCATGGCAAGGACCCGAAAAAATTCCTCTCGCGCTCGACCTATCTCAAGCACTGGAACCACTACTGCCGGGATATGGGCTTTTTCACGGACGCGCCGACCGAGACGGTGGGCGTCAATGGGCACAAGTACCTGAAGCACCACTACCGGAACACGCTCACGCCGCACGTCCTGCGGCATGGCTACGCGACCACGCTGTTTGAGGCGGACGTCGACGTTCACACGGCCCGCGCCCTGCTCGGGCACGCCCACGTTGAGACCACCATCGCGATCTATACGCATCTTCGCCAGCGAAAAAAGCAGGCGTCTATCGACAAACTGATTGCCTACGTCCAAGATTCCGAAAGCAAGGCGTGAGCGCATATTTGATTGCAGAAATCTGAAAAGCGCTGTAAACATTGACTTTTGTCCTGCCTTTTAAGCAGGGTGTCCGGGGTTCGAATCCCCGACGAGGCACCA